AACCAAAAAGACCCCGGGCCCGGGGTCTTTTTGTCTTGCAAAACCATCACGATTTTTAAGTTACTATTTCATGCAGGCCGCCGCTGCCGCCCTGTCTTTTTGGGGTCTCACCTTGCCGCGGCTAGTCGCCCTAAAAGAATCTCCTGCCAGGTTGAGGGGGGCAACCTAACAGGAGCTCCGTGTCTGAATATACACCTTCTGCATTTCTCAGTCAAGGGGTATTGTATAGACGCTTATCTATGATACAATAACCATATGGACAGCGCCCGCCAGCTTGCAAGCAAACCTTTTGAAGTCTTGATTCGGCCCGACCGCTTCATACTTCTACCGTAAGACCTCCGTCAGGCGCGACGGAGGTCTTTTTATTTTGGTTTATGCTTTTTCAATCCAGTGCCATGTATAAGCAGTGGAGCCAGTTTCGTCAAAAGCAACCGAGGTGGGCGTGATGTTTTCAAGCGGATGCGACCCATCAGGGAAAATATACAGGTTTACCGTTCCATTATCTCCCCATACGTGAGTAATGACGGCGGCTCTATGTTTTCCTGCGTTGACATAGTGGACAATTCTACCTGGGGTTAGGCCTTCCATGTTTTATCTCCTTTTGACATTATTTAAATCCCCTTACGCCTCGAGCTGTCAGCGCCTCGCCGATCTTGAAGTATGCGAGCACAGCCAACAGGAGCACGACCCCAGCCACGGCAATACCACCGAAGGCATCAGGAACCGAATGCTCAATAAAGGCGATCAATTGTGCGGCCAGGGCAAGGGCTAAGGGCTGCTTGAAGTCCTCAAGAAACTTGAGGAATGGCAGCATAAAGATAAGTTGCGCCACAAACCAGCTAACTAGCCACACGACCACACCTGTAATGCCAAGTTCGACATTATCATCCAAGTCCACGAAGGTTTGAACCAGTGCGTTATTTGGGGCGGCAGATTCCTCGGCTTGCGCTTCACTGGCCGCAGGGAGCGGGGTAAAGACGGTCAGCGCGACGATCACGGCAATTACAATAAACGGTAGATACTTCATTTTTCAATTCTCCTTTATCTAATCTTCAACATTCCATTCGGGGATATTTTCAATCCCTGAGTTTCTCATGATGTCAAGCAACATTCTTATATATTCCTGGTATCTTGTCCTTTCTTTTTCAAAGCGGATTTCGAGTTGTTTTCTCTTGTTGATCTCTTCCTGAAGCGCCTGGGCGTGCTTTTCGCTTTCTTTTTTCCTATCCGCTTCGGCAGCATTCAATTCCCCACGCAGAATCTGAATGGTTTGAGCGAGCGCGCCAATGGCTCCGCTTGAGGCTGTGACTCTATTGGTTGCATATACCAGGAACAATCCAATCATGGTGCTCACAAAAATAAGTTGTTCATTAGTCACGAATCCCCTCCATGGCGCGGGAATAGGCTTGACGAAGCCAGGCACGGACGGCATATGACAATACTTCAATCACCGCCAATTGCATGATTGACCACCTCCCAAAAAGCCTTTGTGTCTCTATTCCGATCTGCGGATGAATGAACACATAAAAATACCAGACGGAAATTACCAGCCGTGAAAAAACATTTTCCCACTGCCTAGTTTTTAGCTTGAAAAAGGCAGCGAGCAAAAAGAACAAAGAAACCAGACCGGGATTCACAACTTCATTTAGCATCGTAAACTCACGAAGGATTATACACGCTGGGCAACTCCGATCCCAGCGGCAATTTCCGCAGCCTGTCCAGTGGATAGTACATTTGTCTACTTGAAATGACAGGCATGTAGACGGGCTGGCCTTGCCGCCCGCCGAGCTCATGGAAGGGATTGACCTGGCGCAGGCCGTTCACTAGGGCGTCCGCCATGATCACATTCATTATGTGCACCAGGTGCGGGTGAGTCTGGTGCGTAATGCTCATATCAGGCGCGCGCATGGTCTCAACCTCTAAGACCCACGTCCCCTCTGCCAGTGGCCCGACTCTATCGGTCAATACCATCTCCCTGCCGCACAGCACATTACGCCCAAAGATCAATGTGGCAATGGCCGGATCAGGCAAATCCATTCCCGACATGCCGATATAGTCCTTGCCGACTTGAATCCGCCCGCCTGTGGTGGGCATAAAATCATAGATACCGTGATCGTTGGTTACGGCTCTGTTGTTGCCCGTGTAGGAGATCCACGCCTCCCAATCGGTACGCAAGTGGGGACCGCGATTGAGAGAGAACCAATACTCCTGCCAGGCTCGATCAAGCCGGGTAAAGTGGTGCTCTTCAAGGCGAAAGACGCAGGGCGCATTGCCGGGAGTCGGGCGGGTGTAGACTCCTGGCGGCATTTCATCGTCTTGATAGATGTAGAAATACTGCCTGTGGTGCGTGAATGAAATAGAGAAAGTCATTTACAACTCCGCTAAACCTTCTAGTATAAAAATACTATCCTGCTTGTATCTTTGTCGGATTACATCAAGTGCAGCACCGAAATTCGACACATCGGCGGTATAGGCCACTTCGACTATCCAGGCGACATTTTGCCATGGTTCCCAATTAGACGCACCGCCAAAGAAATGAATCTTTCCGTAGTGCTTCAAAACATCATTAACAGCGGCAACAAATAGATTCCATTCCTGTTGGGTCAATTTATTATCCGTATTTCCAATTGAAATCACAGCGTATCTATTTGCCATCATCTGCCTCCGTATGGGTTTGGGTAAAAATTGGTGGTAAACGGCGGGGCGCTTGGCACGTAGGCATTTACAAAGGGGCTTGGCAAGGGTTCATCAGGCGACAATATCTTCACCCGCACTTTTTGTATACAAGCCCTGCCATCCTTGCCCAACATGGGAATGACTGCCTTCCCATCGAATTGGCCTGTGAAAGGCTCTGATATCGACTCTATGTATTTATCTGTGAATATTACGCCGGCGGAATCGTTCTCCCCATTCTTGTATTTGAAGATTGGCTCACGTATAGAGATGGATGGATAGCACAAACGCCAATAATGCACGTCTGGATCGGTAGCCTGAAAATTGAACGGGTCTACAACATCTATTATCCAGCAGGGTTGCCCGGCGACGGTCGTTTCTCCCACGATCTTGACTATCGTGCCGCCGCAGGCAAGCGGTTTGACCTTGATGGGTTCCGCGTCTGGATTGGATCCAAGTACAAAACTCCTGTTTGTTTCCGTTCCCGCCAAGTCGCTGAAAAATCTAGCCGAGTTGCCGTGTTCAGGCGTGCCACCTGAGAGGAGGCTGCGCCAGCTTGAGAACAATCCTGCCTCGGTCATATTGGCCCGCGATTTGCATAGCGCATACATCCACCGCTCAAGCGGTTCATACAGCGTCACAGTCTCGTATCCGCCTTTAGGGACGGGAAATCTGGCGGTAGCCGGCAAGCCGCGGATGTCTATCGGTTTACCCTCTTTCGACGGCCGGGAGAGATGGAATTTTACGGATCCATCATCCTCGATCCAGAGTTGATCGTAGTCCAGATTGACGACTCCAAATTTGCCATCGCGGACATAGCTGGTAACGGAAAAACTAAAAGTCATTTCAGCTTCACGTCATCAAAATAAATGGACACACCCTCGCCCGTGACTCTCACCGTTTTGGTTGCCATACTGACGTGCACGTCCCAATCAAGCGCGGGAGTGGGTGTAGGGGTCGGCTCAGGCTCAGGCGTCGGGGCTGGGGTTCCAGTGGGTTCAACCTCGTTGCTTTTTATAAGATTAGTCACCGAGACTTTGTACGGCTCATCCAACTCGATCTTCACCCCATCGGCATTGTAATAATGAGTAAAACCAATTATATCTGAGCCGGTTGCGCTCAGATTACCATAAACCCATTCTCCGGCAAGTAGAGTCTTGATAGGGCCAACTCCATCCACCGGCTTGAGATTTGAACTTGTTCCTTCTTTTTGTACGCCTTTCATATTGAACTCCTTTTCTGGTATAGATACTTCTTTTTCAACTAAAACTAAATGATTGATTACTGCCCTCTCCTGTCCATCCGAAGGCATATTCACAATTCTATCACCGTACCATAGGGCACTTGATCCTCCCCCATCAAATTCCACTGCGTCTATGCATCCGAGTTCTAGCATGATGTCGGCCAACTCAGAAAGCATCACACCTTGATCGTCCTCAGACCGTCCCTCGACCACGAGGATCACTAGCTTGCCATTTGCGTCCTTGCCCACTGCTGTACGGGGATGCTTCTCGAAATATTCAATGGCTATAGTTGACAGGGCAGGTGACTTGACGCCATCCTGAATAAGCCAGCGTGTGCCTGAGACAGTATTGAACTGTATTTTCTTGGCATCATTCGAGAATAGGATTGTCTTATCCTGTGCAACGCCCAAGAATGGGCGAAACTCAAACTGTGCCCTCTGATAAACTATCCCATCACTGGCCGCCAATGATATAGGATGATATGGGATGGTAGCAAAAGGCCAGCCATCACCATTGATGGCAATCTTAGCCTTGAGTCTATTTGCGGCATGGGACACTGTTTCGAGATTGTCACCAATGTTCGTGACGTGTACCTCGTATTTATTTAGGTCTGCGATCACAGCAAATCCGTCAGACCCAAATCTACGCAAGGTCTGGTATTCCTTGTTCAAGTCTAGTTGGGGCTTAGGAATATCTCCTAAAATCACCTGCAATGCGGGAGACATCCAATTCAAATCAACTGCACCCACGATTCCTTCAACTGCCCCTTTTTCACTGTACTGCCACAACAAAACTTGTCCCCAACGGGTTTGATCTGGAATGTACCAAGACGGCACCGAAGGCAATAGGTCTGGGTTGTCAGGGTAACCCGAAGTCCATACCGGGATCTGTTTAAAGTAGTCCCTTTCCGACTGTGTCATCACAATTAGGTCAAGCACGCTTTTTCTTGAATACAACATACAGATATTGTTTGGGAAAGCAGAGCGGACGTAATGAAACCATGCCCATAACTGCGACGCTTTCTCGCCGCCTTCTTCCACGTCCAGCATTAAAATATCCTTATCCGTGATGTGTGGCTTCACAACGTTGACAAAATGCTCTGCCTGTTTCAAGGCGCTGTACGCTTTACGAAAGAAGTGAAACGCACCCCTTGCAATCCCTGCCGCCTTCATGCCTGCGAAATACTCCGCAAACAGAGGATCGGTAATATTATTAAATGGCGTACCGGGATAGCACTCCGTAGCTTTTGTAAGCATCAATACAGGGCGCGGATTTATAGCCGAAAAATCTTTAATGATTTTCCAGTGCGATATGTCGTATACGGGGGGTTCTTTGATTATCACAACGCCACGCCGTTCAGAAACGCCGTGCCCAATATCAGAATCAGTAGCAACACAGCACCCCAGGCGGTCAGTATGATAATTCTCACAATATTCATATTATTCTCCTGAACCATTTGCCTTTAACAATTTCTCATTCTTTACATACGCAATCTGCCCTTTTTCATTCTTTCCAATCGTTATATTTATCTTTTCAAGCGCCTCGATTGTATCCTTACCAACATAGCCAGTAGACAAGACCTCGTGCCGCATGTCGTCTAACAAGCGCCTTTCCCAATAAGTCCCTTCGGCTGCCTCGAACTGTTCCCGCGTAAATTCAGGAAGTTGATCGAGGATATTTTGATACGTCTGACACTCGATGTAACAATCCTCGATGAGCTTTATTTCCTGATCCAGGTTGAAGATTTTTTCATCCCTGTCTATTTCAAGCCGCCGCCTGTCAAAACCCGTTGCCGTCTTTAATCCTTCGTCTATCTCTTCGATGTCAATATCTAGGCGCTTTCGCCTAAATTCGCACTCCTTTAGTACCCGCATTTTCTGGCTGAGTTGAAGGAGGCAGTTGCGATATAACCGTTCTGGCGTTTCCTGTCCAGCACCGAATCTCTCAATCTGAAAAACACTCATCCCAAACGGAACGCTCCTCATTTTGTTTTCCAAATTAGATTGATCCATATTGTACTCCTACACCAAGGCGTTTCGCAGTATCCAAAGTAGCCGCAATGGCTTGGGAGGTCTCGGTTGAAAATATCAAGTCCTCGATTACTGCGACATCGACGGTAGTAAGGCCACCCATGATATAGCCTTTGGTGGACGAGTTTACCCCTGCGCCATCATATTTAGCAGTATCCAAAGTAGCCGCAATGGCTTGGGAGGCTTCGGTTGAAAATATCAAGTCCTCGATTACAGCGACGTTAACAGTGGTAAACCCTCCCATGATGTAGCCCTTTGTGGATGAGTTTACCCCTGCGCCAAGTCGTTTAGCAGTATCCAGTGTAGCCGCAATTGCCTGTGAGGTTTCAGTTGAAAAAATCAAATCCTCGATTACAGCGACGTTGACAGAAGTAAACCCACCCATGATATAGCCTTTGTACATAGCTGATGTAGCCGTCAAAATAATGGTCGGTCTATATGCCGCCGTTGCATTGTCCTTGCTGGCATATCGAATAAGATCGCTTATTTGAGTGCCTACAAACAAAATAATCCCGTTATTGGTGTATGTGCCGTCGTAGAGCTTTTGAAACTCGTCTGCGTCAAGTGTCATTTCCAATGGGGAGTTTAGGGTGGGCGAAGCCGCTACCGCCATGCTGCCCATCACCACCGCACCGTCATAATCAGCGGAAGAATCAGACGCTCCCCCGCTAGTCCAGTTGTTGCCAGTAGAATATATATTCCACGTGGCTTGATTACTGACGACTCCCTGCAAGCATCGATGCGCGTAAAGTGTTCTTGCTGTAGTCGAGAAATCATTAATTGGTGTCAAAGTCAACACAGCAGATGTAAATCTCATACCTGACGGCATATTTGAAAAATCTGGCTTTATCCACGCCCTTGTTATAAACGATCCATCGGCAGAACCGTCCCCTATATCGAAATATGTAGAAGTGTCAAAGTTAACGGTAGGTTCATCAAGCGAAAAATAGGTATCGTCACTCAATGAAAGTATTCTGTTTGTCGCATTCCTCCCCGTAGGCGTGCCGTTGGGCGTTCCGATTGCCCCAAAGATATTATCCCTTAACAGCAAGCTGCTGGTTAGCGCAACGTCAATATAACTGTCAAGATCGCCCGTCTTGCACTGGAACCCTTGAAACACAAGCCCGCTTGTTACAAGGGTTTCGTTTATCACTCCGCTGTTATATAAAGTAACTGCATCGCCTGCGGTTTTAATATCGTTATATATTCTTGGGTCGTATATTTTGCCATCAAACGCGCTGTCATAATTGTAAACAGCGGACTTGTTGTTGCCCAAAACAAGCGCGTTGGCATCCTCTGCGCTCACACTCCCTACGGGTGTCTGTACTTCTGTCAGCGTTTGTGCCGTGCTGTCGATATATATAATGGGGTCGGTGGTCGGTGTGGTGATGTCGTGGGTAATTAGTATGTGCGTCCACGTGGTGAGTGGCACGGAGTTGGTCGGGGTGCGCCAAATACCATCAGCAGATGACGCGCCCGTATGCGCCTGGGAAAATTCGATTTTCCTGCCTGTATAAACCGAGATGCGATACCCGCTCCCGTATTCACCCGCCCCCAGGTCTGACGCTAAAGAAGACAACGCCCCAAAAATGTACTCCCTTGAAACTGGATCATCGTCAAGATAAATCCACACACTCCATGAGCGAGTGGTCAGGTTTGACACTTTTGGCAGATAACCGTAGTTTATGCCGTCAGTAGACCCACCGTCAAATTCAATCGCCAATGGCGCAAGCCCGCCCAGCAGGGATAGTGCCGCTTTGACATACCATTTACATATAATGAGGCCTTCGTTCAATGTAAATTCAATCGCCTGTATATAAAAATAGGCGTCAATCCCCAGTTCATCAATGTCGATATGCCTTACATCGCCTACATCGGTATCCAGAAATGCTCTCATATGGACATCAGACTTATTAGCAGTAAAGCTGATCCAATTAAGTACCATTTTCGGCTGGTTGAATTCGTCTACAACAGAATCGACAAAGACACGCCCGCTGTATAGGTCTGTCTTGTATTTTTGATTTATATATCCAGATGCGTCGCCGTAATCGGTAATGGAACTTGAATTCTCGGCAACATATTCTATCGGACTGTGATAGTAGATGCCGATGCCGCGACAATTGTATTTATTGATATATCCTACGCGCTCATTGTTGTTTGTTACCTGGTGGGTAAAACCTTCCGATCCGTATACAATGGATGTCTGTGCGAGGTCTGCGGTAATGTCAGTACCACCGCCGCCTGTAGCCGTGAACATGGTGTAGTCTTTTTGTTCTTCGGGCGTTACCATCGTTTGTGCGTTAACTCTTAGCCCGCTGTCGGGGTCGGAGTAATTGCCTTTTATCGTCACCGTCTGGCCTGAGCCAATAACAATCTCATCAGCCAGCGAAAACAACACATCCCTGTAATAGGTCAGGATAATAACGGGTTTGTATCCAGGGGTTTCGTGATTGATGCCAGCGTAATAAATCTGGTCGTTTGATTGGGTGTCTACAAAAAGGATAATCCCGTTATTGGTATATGTGCCGTCGTACATCTTTTGAAATTCAGTCACACCCGCCGCGGTGAATTCCATCTCCAGCGCCGTGCCTAGAGTGGGGGAGGCGGGAACGGATAAAGTGCCAAGCGGAGTCGCGCCATCATAATCGGTAGTGGAGTTCGAGCATCCAGCAGTCCCCCAAAAGTTGCTTGTCTCGCTATACTCATTCCATGTCGCGTCAGTATGTACAACTGTTCTCAGGCAGCGATGCGCCGAAAGTGTGCGAGCCGAGTCGGATTGATCTAAAACAGGCACTAATCTAAGTTTGGCAGAAATAAATTTTATGCCGCTTGACGGGAGTTGTGTAAAGGTGGGCTTTATCCACGTCCTGACCGTAGACACGCCCGCGTTATATTCACCTACTGCAAAATCTACTCCATCGGAGTAGTTGGTGTCTGGCAAGTCACTTGCCAGTTGCGCGGTCAAGCCAATATCAAGCTCGATTGTTTTCGGGCTAGATACGGTTGCGAGTTTGCGGGGATAGGCCGAGACCAACATACGATTAATAATATGCTCGCCATATACAGCCTCGAAATCCTCAATTATGGAACTGTCAAAAGTAACAACCGATGGATTGTGCCCCCTGCTCCAGCCGTGCCTTGTGTTGGACGATTCAGACACAAGGGTTTCGCCGTTGGTCTTATCTTTCTTTAGATAGATCGGCCCCAATTCGGACAGAGAGATTTTTGACAACTCTGCATAGATCGGCGTCTCTGGTTTGACTGCATCAAACATGGTTGCAAATGTTTCCGCGCCCGTATCGTAGTCGGTTGCCAGCGGAGCAACCCCAATGTCAGACACAATGGATGTAACCGCTTCGTCACTTCGTTTATTGGTCTGTATGCCAGGATTTACAAACGAGTGTTTGGTAGCGTAATCCATCCAATCCGTGACTGTGATGTACGCTTTTTTGTCTTTATTGTTGGGCCTGATGTCTATATCCGAGATCGTGCCATAGAAACGATTCCAAGTATCGCTGGCATAGGTGAATACTATTTTGAATGGGATACCTTTTTTCCAGCCCGCCAATGCAGACGGGCCGCCAGGTGTATACTGACCGGTAGAATTGTCGAGCTGAAAGATTACATCTCCCACATCCGCAATAAAGCTGGCGGGGTTATTGTCTGGAAGCCCCCATAACGCGGTAATGGGCTGCACTTCATCAAGTTGCACCCAGGCCGCCGATATATAGGCATATAGTTGTGCTGTTGCAGTGACTTGGCTCATTTTTATTCTCGCTGCACGGCGGTCTTGATAATTCGCGCCAGCTTCCTTTCATTTAGTTTTGTAGATTGGATCGCGCGGACTATATCGGCATTGTTTTGTGATCTGTCGGGCAACCTATCATTAGGAACAATGCTGCCACTGGTTGATGGTGCAAATAACTCAGGCCCCAACTCGCCGACCATATAAGGCTGGTTCGCGTTAACAGGACCGCCATGCGCCCGCCGCGAACCAGCGCCCGACGGTCTTGCAGCGTCGCCGTAATTTCCGTACATTGCGTTCAAAGACAATGTAAATGTTTTCTCTGTAATCAATCCATCGATCAAACGGTTGGCTTCATCAATAGCGGCTTTCGTCTCAGTCACAATCGTATCTGTATATACACCCCAGGCGACGCCCTTTTCAAGCAGCCATTGCAATTCTTTGTCGTCAAGAATTCCATCCTGCATTAGTTTTCTTTCAAGCAATCCGAGAATAATGCGTCTGTTTGCCAATTCATGCTCGTCTGCGTTCTCCTGCGCCTTTTGGGAATTCTCTTCCAGCTTGTCATTGATCTCTAATATTTTTTCCGACTGTTCCCACCAGCCCTGATTTAAAAGTTTCTGTTTCTCTTCTTCCAGTTTCATACGCTCTTCTGTCAGGCTATTGGTAGTGTCGTTGTATTTTTCTTCTGCGCTCTGCACCTGTCCGAGTGTACTTAAAAATGCTCTATTCGTCTCAGTTAATGTCTCTAAATCAACGGTTACTTCCGTAATAACTGTCCCATTTGATTGCAATACCTTTTCCCACGCCAGTCCGTATTGCTCGGCGCGGGTATATTCATTAATTATTTTTTGCATTTCGGGCGTGAGTTGGTGCAATAGCTGATACTGGTTGTACAAATCCTTGTTGACGGCCATTAGTACCGTGCGTGCTCTCTCCTCTGCCTGCATCGTGTCTGTCAGCCACCCGACCAAAGGCGCAAGCCCCTCACCCGCATTCTTTTTCATTGCATCGGTGGAGTCTTCAAGCTGTGCCTCAAAGCGCATGTATACCCCAAGCGTTGTGTCGGCGGCATTGCCCACTTTCCCCAGTTGCATCTCCGCTTGTTGCAAGAACGCTTCCTTAAATGCGTCGTTCGTTGAGTACCCCTGTTTTTCCAACTCCGCGACTTTTTCTTTGAAGCCGTCAACACTAACCCCTAAAGCATCAAACCTCATGGTCGTCATATTGGTGAGGGTAAGCACCAATTGATTCATGTTCATGTTCAGACCGCCAGAAACAGCAGCCAGGCGTACCGCTTCATCATGTGTTTTTGCGAGGCCGAGCGCGGCAAAATCCGTAGCACTTGCCATGAGTTCCATGTCCGAATATATCCCGCCTGTAGCCTTTTTCAAATCGCGCAGTAAGACATCTGACGTCGTGCCGATGGATTGCGCCAGTCTGTCGAATTTTGTCGTGGTAAATTCAAGCATCGCGCCCTCTTTACCGAGGGCGAATGCTTTTTTCATGGCAAGACCAACCCCTACAACCACGGCTGTTACAGTGGCTAGTTCGGTTGCCATTTTCTTCATTTTCGCAATGGTCGAATTTGACGCGCTACCCGTCTGGTCGATCATGCGGATGATAATATCGACAGTTGGCATTAGTTAAACATAACTCCCATGTCTTTGAGTGAGCGCAAAATCTTTCTTTCGTTTTCGGTGAGGGAATGAATCGCCTTGCCGCCCAATCCCTGCCAGCGTTGCAAAACGTTGTAAATATTCATAAGGGCAGTCATTCTGATCATTAATTGATAGTCCTGGTCGAAGTACGCGCCCGTGTCTGGCAGGCAGCGCCACCGTTGACACTGCCAGCCTATCTTAAGTTCAGGCGGCGGTTTTGCGTCAGAGTAAGCGCAATCCACCACCGCCTCGATTAGTTTTTTGGGATGTTTTCCAATGCATCCATGAAGGTCTTGACTTTCATGGATGCCCATATCAATACTTCTGTCTGCTCAGGGTTGCTTACTTCGTCAAGGTTTGCATCAACCGCGACGGCCTCACATGCCCAGTCTAAAATAAGCACCCTTGCACCGAGCCAGTAACGGAAGATCAGGTCTTTTCCGCCCGCGCCTGCGGTTGCGGAGAAATACTCCATTTGTTGTCTGACCGTCGGGCGATCTGGAATGTTGAATATGCAATCTGGATTTTCTCTTGTGAATTCCACTGAAACTGCTTTCTGCGCTAAAGCGCGACACTGGTACGGGTTAGAACTCCATCAAACACAGCCTCAGACGAGAATGTTTCAAGGCTGTTGACGCTGCCTGAATACTCAACTGAGGTAATCAATGCTTCGCCGCGATATACGCGGTTGGCGTAGGCTGTGTATTGGATGGTCTTTGTAGCAGTGGTACGGTTGCCGATCAACGGGCCAAAAACGCTATCGGTGGTTGTATTGACCATGCCCGAAAGGGGAATGGTAGCACCCGCCAAGCCAAACAGGTATGAGCGTTCATCATTGGCCAATGATGTATCCTCAATTGTGTCCTGAATGGCGCGCAGGGACGCGCTGGACAGGAAAGACGTAATATCGGTCAATGTACCTGTTGAGTTGTCAACCTTGATGGTCATATCCTTGAAAATTTTATTTGCCATTATCGACTCCTACGAAAGTTGGGCGCTGGTACGGTTTACCAGACCATCAAATATTGCCTCGGTGCTGAATGTTTCCAGTGAATTGACCGATCCCGAATACTCAACCGAGGTCAGCAAGACTTCGCCATTGTAGAAACGACCAACATTGCCTGTGCTGTTGGTTGAATAGGCGCGATACTCGATGGTTTTAGTGGCAGTCGTTCGATTGCCCACCAACGGCCCAAAAATCGCGTCTGTGGTAGTGTTCACCATACCTGAAAGGGGAATAGTTGCGCCCGCGAGACCAAATAAATACGAGCGTTCATCATCGGCCAATGATGTATCCTCAATTGTGTCCTGAACGGCGCGCAAAGATGCACTGGACAAATAGGATGTAATATCGGTAATCGAACCTGCGGCATTGTCAATCTTGACCCGCATATCCTTATAAATTTTATTCGTCATCTTCGTCTTTCTCCTGTTTCACCTTTTTGGCGCTTCGGATGGATACGCCATCAGCGGAGTTCTCTTTCAGCAGATTGACAAGCATCTGGTGGGCTGCTGTGTCCTTGTAGCCCTTTTCCTCAAACCGCTTAACCTGCTTCCTGAGTTTTTCTATTTGCTGTTCTTTATTCTGCATAGGTCACGGCCTCCTCTTCCTGCCATTCTATGATTATGTCTCGGCTTAACCAGGCTGGGCCGCCATCTTTAACCCATTGTTCCTTGACTTCACTATATCCGATCACATTCGCGTCACGGATCGTTTTTGTGGTATCGGCCAGTTTGCGATATTGGTCAAGGCGGGTTGTGATATTGTCAACATGGGTCAGTAAATTTGTGACACTTGACCCATCGTCTACATACTGCTGCCACACCTCAACGATGGTTTGATATACATTATCTTTGACGGTAAACGTCAAAGCCGTACGGGTGGTTGACCCAGGCTTGATGACGGCGTAATGGTCTGATACGCCGTCGTTCAAAACTTTCCATTTGGCAATTGTGACATTGGCAGACGTGAAACCAGTCGCCGCCTGTACCTGCGTAGAAATCAGGGTTAATCCTGCGCCTTCACTCATTGGTTATCCCATTGCGAACGAACAAATTTAGGCTGTTCCAGTGCGGTATCGTCGGGGTCACTTCTTTCATCCTGAGCATCCAAGCCAGTGAACGCCAGCCCATCAGAAACTTTATAGTTTTGTGCGATACCAAGCCGAATGAATCCAAGTTTCTGCTCAGATATAAACTCATAGGCGCTTTTGCGCTTCATGTTGAAAGCTGAAACACGACTGCCTTCCTGCGAGCTATACCCGACGCCGCGCTGTGTCATTTCAACCTGTTTGGCTGCTTCCTGTGCCACGTAATCGTCACAGGCCAGTTTCGCGGTTGAATTGGCGTATACCGCAGACGGTGCAAAGCCCTCACGCGCAATAGCGGCATTCAATACGCCGCTGGCACGGTCAATAAACTTCTCCACCTCGGTCAGGGTCGGGCGGGTGGTTGAGTTATAGGCCGACTGCCCTGCCAATAAATGTCGGGTAAAAGCAGTCACCTCATTCGCGGAACTAAAACTATCTGTGCGTATTGCCATGCCGTTACCAGATCAACGAGGCTACCCAAAAGAACAACCCTGCCGCCGTCAGGCTCTTATGCCAGAACGCTTCAATACCAAAACAGACCAGCGCGATAACTAAAAGTATGTCCATTATTCACCTCTATGTTTCCAGGCTTGCACTTGCAAGACAGAACCAACCGCCGCGCCTTTGATTTTGATATCAGCGCCTTTGATGCCGTCAAACCAGTACGGGGAATTGGCCGCGAGCAATAGAATACCTGTGCTTGCGGCGGGGGTTGTACCGTCAAATGTCAGGCGGGCACTTTGTGTTTCAACTGAAATTAGGAACGTATTACCCGCCGTGCAGGTTGAATTAAGCGTGCCTGCGGTTGAGTTGGTTGTGATTTTTTGATACCCAACAGAGACCAGCCCTGCGGGGATATTTCTTTTTGCCATTACGCCTCCTCTAACGGCAGGATCACACGCCGCGAGTCCATATATTTCAACTTTCCTTTCTCGTCCAGAATGGGGAGAGGAACAGAAAAAGCAATGCCGTTATCGTTCTTTTTGGTGTTGATCTTGCGGAATTCCTCAAAAGCCAGATCACGTGACCAGTCCTCCAAAGGCTCAAACACATCGCCAACATTGCATTGAATGGTCTTGTAGTTGCGTTCCAATTCAAACGGGGCAACCGCTACAAGTTTTCCTTTTTTGGGAGTAACCGCCTCGGCAATCTCCTGTGTATCCACTGCATTGCCTTGTTTGAATTCATCAATTACTGTTTTCTTAGCCATTTTATTTCTTCCTTTCAGTGTCTAAATATTTTGCGCGTCGTTCTGACGCGGTGTTGATAAAATCCTGAATAACAGGAGAGCGCGTACCCTCCAAATGGGGAGGCAGTCCATTCCAGTTCACCGCTACAATTTGCGGAGTCCTGTGCATCAAAGTACCGCAATCAGGGCATACGCGCTCAATGCCGCACTCGCTAATTGGGTGATGCAGTGTATGAGTATGATGCAATTGGCATCTGTACTGATATGCTGGCATGTCTTTTCACCTTAACCATTCCGATCTCGCGTCCATCGTCGGTCTTTGTCCTGACGGGTAAATGCGTTATTTCAAAGGCCGTAGCGTCTAGGTTGTCAATGAACTTGTTACATCCCATTCCTTCGGGTTTACTTGAGTGATAGTAATCATCAAAGACAATCACAGAATTTGAGTGCATTTTGGCAAGCACCCAACTACCGTCATTTTCAATTGTTCCCTCGGAGTGGCCGCCGTCCACAAAATACAAATCACTACAACGTATCTCACTAAAAGTTGTCTTGGTGTTTCCTGCGATCAACTTCACGCCCGCACCAGTTGCCTTGATGCGCCTGTAAACAACATCCCTCTCCCAGGCCGCTTTAGACAATTCCATTCTGCATTGTTCGGCGGTTTGTTGCTCGAACAAGTCAAAGCCCTGATAGTCAATATGGCTGATGGGGTGGAATTTTGCCGCCGCCTGTATCATCTGAATGGCTCTGTGGCCGTTCCATGTGCCTACCTCGACTATGTTTTGAGGCTTTTCGGCGTCTATCACGTCTAGCAGTTGGGCATATCGGCTCATGCCTTTTTGTGGATACAAGTCAATGCTTTCATCAAGCAACCTTCCAAAAAGCAAGGCATGCTCAGAGCAATAATCCTGCCAGCGCCAGGCTCTTGCAAGTTTATGGCGCATTACAAAAGGCTCTGCAAAAGACTCCAGTTTATCCGCCAACTCTTCAAGTGTTTCATAAGTCTGTTCTTTGTTAAGCAGGTCTTTTGCATACCCAAAGGCGGGGGAGATGATATCCGCGCCGCTTGCCATCGCCTCCAAAATCGGCAACGGCCCGCCTTCACGGTATCCAGTAACCAGAAGCAGGTCAATTTGATGGTAGAAAGGGCGAAGTTGTTCGTCTGTCTCGGCGTGAAATGTAGATGCGGCAACGCCTAAAGAATATAATTTTGAAACCATCTCATCCCATCCTGCGCCGATAAAGATGAATTGGAAGGGCGTCAAGTCATATTGCCATGCTAAATCAAGCAAAAGGCTTTCGCGTTTCCTTCCGTTGGGTTGTGGGTATCCAACGATGCCGATCAACTTCTTTCTAAAAATATATTGGTCTGCGGCAGCATAGATAACCCACAGCTTGTGAGGACTAACGCCCAACTCGATCAACTCCTGCCTGCCCGTAAAGGTCATACAGATAATCAAGTCGGCACGTCTGCAAGCATCCATCAAAGCAGCTTCCGCGCCCGCGTTGCAGTGGGTGTACAAAATGACGTGCTTTCCCTTGCCTTCGTATCCTGTCATCGTATGCCAAGGGATGTGATAGTTCAAGTCTGCTGTATCGTCCGCCGCCTCGCCACTTGTTACCTCATACAGCTTTGCGAGTTCGCTTTCAAGTGGCAGATACATCCGCCGCATGGCCGCCGATTGATAGGGGACTACCAGATGAATGCGCTTCATTACTTTCTCGCTTTCTGCAACCGTTGTATTTCTCTACTGTGGCTATCCTGCATTGCCACTGATAAGCTACGGGCTACATGGGCGGGCTGGTTGAGGTAATCGTCCATCTTTACAGGATAAGTCACATCATGCCCGCAATTCACGCCGCTGTCGCCCCACAAGGGGAAGCCTGCCAGCCTTGCGTAAAACGGAAAGCGAATATCAGACCCAACCGCATCTTTTACCATCCGAAGCGGTGTCAATTCCTGTAAAAGAACCCTGATATTAGCCTCCATCGTCGGCACATGTGGCTGTTTTAATGCGATCTGAGCAGCCAAAGTCTTCAATGCGTTGAATAACTTTTTAAGATCATAGGGCGCAATATCCATGTCGTCCTCGATGATCTCCGGCTCGCCTTTGAGTATCCTGCGGGTCTTGGTCACTACATCCCTGTGTATCAGGATGCAACCCCATCCACTTGCGCCAATTGGATACAGCCTGTCCTTTTCAGGGACAAAAGTAAACGGCTTCATTGGCATTTCACCTGCCTTGCCCTGCTCAAACCACACAGGCGCAACGGGGTTGAAAGTGCGCCGCATATAAAAGCCTGAAACAAAGGGGAGTTTATGACTTCTCAGTAACTCCAATGTGTTCAGCTGAAATATCATGTCATGGTCAAGCAACAACATGAAGGCGTGCTTCGTATTGTCATACCAGTTGTTAAGGTGCATTTGTCGGGCTTCGTAGCCTTTGGTTGCCCGAACAAATAAAGGCTTGCTGTCGCTCTTGCGTCTTACGATGTTCTCAATACTGTCGCGGCAAATTCCGTTTTCAGTTTCATTGCCGACTACACCGATATAACAAGAGCCTTTGTATTCTTTTTGTTTCATAACGGCGCTCCGCATTGTGCGCAAGTGCCGTATGTTTCTTCGTTCAGTGTTCCACAATAAAAGCATCTTGGTTTTTCTGTTGCTTTTACTAAATTCACCTCACCAGCCAAATACTTTTCAATTTTCTTGAAAGCCTCTGCCATTTCGTCTGAATTTCTCGGACTTATAAGCAAAACAAATTTTGCGCTTATCTCCGTAAGACTGCCAGCCTCACGAGATAAATCGTATCTCACACACCGAAGGGCTATTTTCTGCGCCATGCGTACTCATGTCTTTCTCCCGAATGTTCGGGTTGAACAAAGGGACGAACGGAGTACGCCGCCCGCCCCTTCATTCGTTAAGTAGTCGTGTTGCCTGTGCTGTTGGCTGAAATGTACAGGCTGCCGATCTTGACGCCCGTCGAGTTTGATGTGATTTTCAGGGAGGTTAATGACGCCATTTGAAAGCCAGTAGACGGCAGGAGTATTGCCGTTGAGTTGGCAGACAATTTGCCTTTTACCGCCTGACCTGAAAGAAAGACCGCTCCAGGAAAGTTTACACCTGTGCTGTTTGCGGTCAACAGGCCGTTAGCCTGCGCGTTGAGGCGAATGCCCGCACTCACAAGCAGGGCGGTTGAGTTGTAGGTGAGAGATACCCCGCCTACGTCAATTCGCTTCTTGGATACAAATCCGCGGGGAGATGATTGAGGATGAGCCATTACAGACCTCCTCTAAACCACATCAGCAAAGAAGTAGCCCAGGTCGGTAGCAATGGCCTTTTGATCCCAAGCTTCGGAATTTTGCAAAACATCACTCTTGGTTTGGTCTTCGCGATATTGGACAATCGAACCTTGTCCACCACCGCCAGCCCACGAGAAGCTATATCCTGCCGACGCTTCCATGATGCCAGGGGTCGGGGTAACATAAGTTACAAGGCAGTCGTCATCGATCACAGCAGCGGCAACCATTGTCTGGCCTTCGTTTGCGCTGTTATATGACGCTTTGGCTACCCAATAATTCTGTACACCGAAACAGGAGGCGAGGGCCAACTCCATGTTTGCATTTGTCGCCAGTTGAACGTGCTTAACACGGTCAACGATGTCGGGGTGATTGACAAGCGCCTGATGCACGATGTAACCAAGCGCCATTGTATTGCCGTCGTAGCCCGTGTTGTTACTAACAGTGCGGCGGGCGGTCAAGACATCGTTGACAGGATCACCACTGGTGAAATCGTCCCAATCGGTTGTGCTGTTGTTGTCGTCTGTGCCCCAAACGCCAGTTTTCATAAAGTCCACACTGAAAGCGCGTTCCTTGCGAATAAGGGACTGTTGAGCAAGCCAGCGCAAGCCAGTCTGCTCAAGAGACATAGGCATTTGATTGTTATTGCGATCTTCATCCGCGATTGGATGTTCCAAACCCCACAGAATAGCCGTGCCTGTAGTGCTTTCCACGCCGTACCCTGAGCGGGCAAACTTGCCGCCCGGAGCGCGGTTCTTGATCTCATCCAAGAACCAATATTTCTTGGTCAGGATGTAGTAAGTAAATCCCTTTTTATCAACTTGTACTTGAGGGAAGATGCGCGAGGCGATAAAGCGATCACTCGCCTGCATGTATCCCAAGAGCATGTTGGTCAGGACGGGATCAACTGCCTGAATTGAAGAACCGGTAGGTTGGGACATTCTAGTACCTCACTCCGCCGCCACCCAGGAGGTCAACGGTGATAATATCGTTTTCAGCACCCGAGGCGGTCAACGCTCGCGCAATAAATGCACCGTTGTCAGTCACACCCGCATCGGTGCCCTTGCTGGTGCTGTTTACACCCACGCGATCCGCAATTGCAATAGTCGAAGTTGCGACCATCATCTTACAAACGCCGCGAAAAGCCACTTCGGCCTCTTCGCCCCCACCAGGTGCATTTTGCAGAATACCGACATAGGTTGTGCCGACGGTGGTGGTGTTCAACGCGCCAGCCAAAACGACCTGTCCAGCGGTTGAGGCAAGTTTTACAGCCAAAAACTGTGAGGTTGCCAGTCCTGTTGAATTAGCCACGAGACCCGCGAGGGTGTCGTAGTCTTGTCCGTATGCCATGTTATTT